GCTGAGAACACCCAAGGCGCAGCCGTATACGGGCTTGTAGGGCTCCGAGTCCACGTCCACCCTATCGGTCAACGGGGCAGCCAAGACAAGCGCCACGTCGGCTGTTTTCTTGACGCGTTCCCGTTCTCGCTCCATCGCCAGATGGCCCTCGAAATATATGATCGTTTCCCCGGCCACGGCTTTTTCGGCCTTGGCCCGAAACTTATCTGCGTTCATGCACTTAAAAGTCATAACGGATTCCCTTTGCTTTCAGATATTTTTCGCGCTTGTTCAGTTTCTTTCTCAGGAGTCCTTTTTGCTCCTGTATGCGTTTCATCTTCGCGCGCCGCGAGGCTTCCACGACTGTCTTTTCCATATGGCAGTTGGTGCACTTGGCCGTCAGGTTGTCGGCGTGATCTTTTCCGCCAAGCCATAGAGGTTTTACATGGTCGTACTCGAAGGGGCCGTCCTCGTTCCCGCACACGCTACAGCCACCGCCCTGTCGCTCAAGAATGATGGCCTTGGTGATCGGGCTTATTGACTTGCGAACCATACCCACGCCCCGAATAAAACCGGAATGATTATGGATAGTGCGATCACGATGGCAACTGGAAGAATCTCCCAGCTATAATTCCCGTTTGCATCGCTGGTCATTCTGTATATTCCATCAGGTCAGATAAATCGTATAGTCGGAACGCCTGCTGAGAACCTTTCCTTGTCATATACGATTTGAAGGTTCACGCCGAAATAGGTTTGCCCATTTACTCCAGTTCCTTGGAAAGCATCCCCCACCTCAACAAGCCCGTTATAATTTTCCACCGGCTGATCATTGATCAAAATGGTGGGGCTGCTACTAACCTCGTCTTCGCATATGACCATCCCCAGATGCAGAAACTCGTTCTCATGACCAGATGTTTGAACCGAAATAAGAAAACCATTCTTAGGCGTAAAGGGACTATCCGACTTGATTGTTCCATCTATCTTAGCAATCGGCAAAAATGAAGGAACAGCGGCGCACACGCTGACTGCACTTACCGCCTTTAAAAATTCTCGTCTGTTCATGGGTTGATCCTTACACCCGAAAAAGGGACGAGGGCCGAAGCCCTCGCCAAGTTCAGGGAGGAAGTCAGATATTTGGGCAGGAGCCCAAAGGTGACACAGTTTAGCGCGAGGCAAGGTGGTGACACGCACCTACCGGCAGAAGCCGGATCGGGGAAAAACTTATCCTGGGGATTCCTCATTGCTCTGTTCGTCCTTGTGGTAGGATTCCGTAAAGTCGCGCACCTTATCGATGGTCGTGACGTTGGGCGCGCGCCCTTTGCGGAGTTCGAACACGAAATTAGGATCCTTCAAGGCGCGCTTTCCGAAGGTCGTAGCGTCGAGGCCGGTGTCCGCAAGGAACGTCTCAACCTCGCCAGCAAACTGTTCTTTTAGATTTCCCATGTCGCAACCATATAACCTGGTCCTAAAAAAGTAAATAGGTTTTTGCCTATACGACACATTACCGCTAGATTTCCCTATTGGAATTTGCTAAAACAAACCGTCTCTCAGACATTCTCTTGCTCTTGTGGTAGGGAGCATGGGGCGGGCTTCGCAAGGCCCGCCCCTTCTTTGTTCATCGTAGCCAGTCGCGCCCTTCAAGCGGCACCCCCGCCTCGATACACAGTCGCCGCCCGAGCGCGGTTATCCCGTAGGGGCTCAGCTTCGACCCATAGTGACCGACCATCCAATTCCCTTCGTTGTCGGCCATCTTCATACATTCGAGCAGGAACAGCCTTTCGTCGGTCGTGAAATCGTTATTGACATGTGCGGTGATAGAGGGAATTTCAGACGATCCCGCATCACTGGGGGGCTGTTGTACCTTCCGCCCGCTCAGTGTAATCGTTTGAATCCCGGTCGGCTCATGGGTCCGGTACTTTCCGGCAACCCCGTCGCGCATCTCGGCTTCGCAGGCAACGCTTTGAACCGGATCAAGGACAAAGGTTATGCGCTCGCCGTCTGCTACCACCAATTCGATTCGCGCTGGCGCAAATACAGTGGGTTTCGCCTCGGCGGCTGGCAGCGGGATAAACACCGACGCGGCCTCGTCACCGACAGCGATCTTCCACCCGTTGTCGACCAGTTCCCTGATCGTCACGTCGCCATACTCGCGAACGAGATAATTGAAACAATCTTCCTGCGAGCCCCGGCATTTCTCGACGCCGTGCTTGGTCACTACATAGTCGGTCATTTGATTGTTCCCTCTGCTTCGGCTATGGAAATTTCGGCGGCGATGAGAAATTTGCGGGTTTCGCCGTTCCAGTGGTCGGGTGCTCCGCAAGCCTCGCAGACCATTTTCAGAGCGGCCAGCATACCCGGCGCCGCGCCGATCAGGGCGGCGTGTTTCTCGTGATCGGCGTGGTGGACGATCCGGCCTGTAGGGGTAATGAGATACAGGTCACAAACCGTGATCCCTGTTACGGCGTCCTCGACATAATCGCCGTGACACTCAGTTGCCTTAACGTGTTCCCATTTCATCGTCTGTTTCTCCTGCATGTGGAATCCTGACAACCCGACTCGCTTGGGCCATCAGCCTAATCAATGACGTAGACGGTATTTCGTGCGTGTCGAAGTTCTCGCCGCAGCTATTGCAATGCCGTACACGGACCAAGAAATCCCCGTCCATATAGCTGGCCCTGACCTGAGCGTTCTGCTGTCCGCAGTGCGCGCAGGGGCAGCCAAGGGCGAACTTCTTAGTCATTTTATTCCTCGTGGCTTGGCGGCGGCGAAGGCCCGAAGGGGGTTTAGATAGACCAACAACCGTTTTTCGCACCAGCCCGAATAGCGGCCTTAGCTTCGATTCGCGAAGCCCGCTGGTGAAATCGAGAACCTGAACCGGCTCCGTTGTCCGCTAGTTTGTCGCACAATTCTTCGATAGTGTCAGAGCGGAGCGGAACGACATCGTTAAACGCCAGCACCTCGTCAGCATACGCCCAATAATCCAAGCGGCTCTTGAATTCGGACAAGATTGACTTCGAAATGGTCTGACCTGCAATTGTGGTCTGAATGTAAATTGTCATCTGACTGTCTCCATTGCTTATTTGTTATCGTGCCTATAGGATAAACCCTATAAGCTGGAATGTAAATAGGTTATTTCCTATCGAGGTGGATTAGATGAAGGTTCAGCAGATCAAGGTTTCAGACCTGATACCGTATGCGTCGAACAGCAGGACGCACGACGACGCCCAGGTGGCGCAGATCGCAGCATCAATAAAGGAATTTAGCTTCCTCAACCCCGTGCTTGTAGACGGAGAGAACGGCATACTATGCGGCCATGCCCGTGTTCTCGCCGCCCGCAAGCTGGGAATGAAGGAAGTTCCCACAATCGACGCCAGCCACCTATCGCCAGCACAGCGCAAAGCATACATAATTCTGGATAACAAACTTCCGCTCAACGCAGGCTGGGACTTGGAAATGCTATCGTTGGAAATGGGCGACCTCAGAGACGAGGGTTTCGACCTATCCCTAATAGGCTTTGATGATACGGAACTCGCCAACATATTCACCGAGGCACACGACGGATTAACGGACCCCGACGCCGTTCCTGATATACCCGACGAGCCTGTGACCAAAGAAGGCGACGTGTGGGTATTGGGTAAGCACCGGGTAATGTGCGGCGACAGCACGGTAGAAACGCACGTGTCCGCTCTATTGGGCGACGTGAAGCCGCATTTGATGGTCACGGACCCGCCGTATGGCGTGGAGTATGATGCGAGTTGGAGGGTTGACGCAGGGCTGAACAAAGAAACAGCGGCCCACGGCAAGGTGGAGAACGACAACAACGCTGATTGGCGCGAGGCTTGGGCATTATTCCCCGGTGACGTGGCTTATGTGTGGTTTGCGGATAAGATGGGCGTGGGCGTGGGCGTGGGCCTCATGGAATCAGGCTTCAACCTCCGCGCCATGATTATCTGGGCCAAAAACAACATGGTCATAGGGCGCGGCGATTATCACTCCAAGCACGAATCATGCTGGTACGCGGTAAAGAAAACCAAAAAGGGCCATTATTGCGGCGGCAGGAAGCAAACAACCGTATGGGACATCGACAAGCCCATGAAGTCCGAGACAGGCCACAGCACCCAGAAGCCCGTCGAGTGCATGAAGCGCCCCATAGAGAACAACTCAAGCCCCGGCCAAGCAGTTTATGAACCATTTTCGGGAAGTGGTACGACCGTTATCGCCGGGGAAATGACAGGCCGCGCGATCTACGCAATGGAACTCAGCCCGGCCTATGTCGATGTGGCCGTAAAGCGTTGGCAGGAGTTCACGGGCGAATGTGCTACACTGGAAAGCGACGGCTCAAAATTCACAAAGGAGTGAGGGAATTTCCCCTGACCTAAGCGATGCCTAGAAAACCGACAGGCCGACCCAACGGTAAACCGCCGTTCAAACCGACCGCCGACGAGCGGAAAACGGTCGAGTTGATGTGCGCGGTTGGCATCCCGCATGAGGGAATCGCGCTCTGTATCCGGGACGGCATAGACGACAAGACCCTGCGGAAACATTTTCGTAAGGAATTGGACACATCGGCGATCAGGGCCAACACCAAAGTCGGCGGGGCAATGTTCAATAAGGCAATCGCTGGCGATGTACGAGCGCAGAAGACGTGGATGGCGGCCAGGGCCGGATGGAAGGAAACCAGCGTCAGCGAACTGGTCGGCAAGGACGGCGGGGACATCGAGGTTGCCGTCAAGCCTGATTTGTCTTTACTCACCGACGAAGAATTAAAAGCATTTCATGCTCTCGTCAAATCTGCCCAGCCTAAATGACTTCGACCGGGAGCTTGCCCGGCGTCACCTCAAGGATTTCGTCATGCAGGCGTGGCATGTGCTGGAGCCGCCGACTCGGCCCTTCCAAGACAACTGGCACATATCGGCAATCTGCGATCACCTTGAGGCCGTAAGCGCTGGCCATATCCGCAAGCTTCTAATCAACATTCCCCCCGGTCACATGAAATCTTGGCTTTGCTCTGTGGCATGGAACGCCTGGGAGTGGATAGACGCGCCGTATACGCGGTGGTTGACAGGTGCCTACTCGCTTGACCTCGCTATCCGCGACACGGTTAAGACCAGACGGCTGATTGATTCGAACTGGTATCAAGAGAACTTCGGAGAATCGTTCAGCTTCCAGCCCGACCAGAATCAGAAAACCCGATATGAAAACACCGAGACAGGGTTTCGGGTGGCGATCACGCCGGGTATGGGTGGCACGGGAGAGCGGGGAAATCGGATTGTCGTGGATGACGGCCACAACGTTCGCGGCGCGTTATCACCCGTCCAGCGCAAGGAAGTTATCAACTGGTGGGACGAAACCATGCCTACCCGGACGAACGATCCTGAAAAGGACGCTTGGGTCGTGATTATGCAGCGGCTACACCAAGACGACCTGGCCGGCCACATCATGGAAACAGAACCCGACGTCGACCACCTAATGCTTCCGATGGAATATGATCCGGACCGCAAGTGCCGAACCAGCATCCAATTCACCGATCCACGCAAGCGCAGGGGCGAGTTGCTGTTCCCGGACCGCTTCGGGCGCAAGACCCTCACGGAATGGACGCGGCGGCTTGGATCTTATGGTGCCGCAGGACAACTGCAGCAACGACCGGCACCTCGGGGCGGAGGATTGTTCCAGCGCGACTGGTTCGAGATCGTACCCGGTGCGCCTGCAGATGCGACCAGAGTCAGGTATTGGGATGCGGCGGCCACCGATCCGAAGGGCAAGGGCTCAAACGATCCAGACTATACCGCCGGGTGTAGAATGTCCGAAAAAGCAGGGATATTCTATGTCGAGGACGTCAAGCGCAAACGGGCCAACCCCCTAGGCGTCGAGAAACTGGTTCGACAGACCGCAGAGCTTGACGGCACGATTCCGGTCTGGATGGAACAGGAGGGCGGCGCGTCCGGTAAACTGACCATCTCGCACTTCCAGCGAAATGTAATGAAGGGTTTTGCTTTCCGTGGTAATAAAGTCTCCTCTTCGAAAGAGGCAAGGGCCGATCCCTTCAGCGCGGCGGCCGAGGCGGGCAATGTGAAACTTGTCAAAGGCGCGTGGAACGAAGAATATCTGAGGGAGCTTGAACTGTTCCCTGCAGGCAAGCACGATGATCAGGTGGATGCGTCGTCCGGCGCCTTCGAAAAGCTGAACACCAAGTCGACACCGTGGATTGAGGTTCTGTAATGAGCATTCGAACATTCCTCGCAAATCTTCTCGTCAAGTCGTCCGGGGCCGGGCCGATCTACTCTGAGATGGTAGCTGGCCGACCGGTCTTTACACCCACCCAATATGTGAAGCTGTCCCAGGAGGGATATGCGAAGTGTGTGACGGCATATCGGTGCATTGATCTAATCGCCAAGAACGCCGCGAACATGCCGCTTATCCTTTTTCGGCGCACGGCCGGCGACGACCAGGAAATAGAGAACCATCCGATTCTCGACCTTCTGCGGAAACCCAACCCCAGCCAATCCGGCTTCGAGTTCTTTGTCGACGTGTCCGCGTATCTGAATATCGCCGGAAACTCGTATCTGGAACAGGTCGCGGGAAGCATATCGAAAGAGCCCAAGGAACTGTATGCGCTTCGGCCCGACCGCATGGCGGTCGTCGCTGGATCGTTTGGCCTGCCCGAAGCCTTCATTTATGGCACCGGCGGCAAGTCCAAAAAGTGGGAAGTCGACCCTGTTACTGGCAACTCTGATATTCTCCACATCAAATATTTCAACCCCATCAACGATTGGTACGGGCTGGCGCCGATGGAAGTTGCAGCCCGGTCAGTCGACCAACGCAACGCAGCCGAAGATCACAATCTCGCCCTGCTCCAGAACGGTGCCCGCCCGTCCGGCCTGCTGGCTTACGAGGGAAAAGAAGGCGCGGACATGGGCGAAGACCAGCGCGTCTCCATCGAATCCCAGATCAGAACCAAGTTCTCCGGCCCCAGGAACGCCGGGCGCGTTCTCCTGTCCGGTGGCGGCAGCGGGAAATTCACCTGGACCGAAATGGGAATGAGCCCCAAGGACATGGACTGGCTCAATTCAAAGACTTCCAACTCGTCGGACATCTGCAATGCGTATGGCGTCCCGCAGCAGCTCGTCGGAATCCAGAGCGCCCAGACGTTCAGTAATATGCGAGAAGCGAGGCTCTGGCTTTACGAAGAAACCGCCCTGCCCCACATGCGGCAGATCCTTGACGGCCTTAATATGTGGCTGGTGCCGTTCTGGGGTGACGACCTTTACCTCGACATCGACGAGGACGAAATATCCGCTCTTGGGCCGCGCCGTGATCGCGTTTGGGACAAGGTTAACAAAGCCGATTTCTTGACCTACAACGAGAAGCGCGAGGCGGTCGGATACGATAACGTGGAAGGCGGCGACGTGATCCTGGTTTCGGCCACGCTCCTGCCGCTGGAATCAGCATCCGAGCCGCTCCCGGAAGCGGACTCTAAAGCGGACTCTAAAGAGATTACCGACACCCCGGACGAGGCCGAAGATGCCACGGCGAAGACCCTTGAGCTTCAGCTCGCGACAGCGCACGTGGTCTTCAAGGGCTTCGACTACAAGCTGCTGAACGACCGTGGCAAGAACGCGCGCAACCGCGAAGTTCTATTGATGATTCGATTGCAGTTGGCGTTTGAACGTAGCCTCAGAGTCCGGGCCGCACGCCTCCTTGCAGCCCGTGTACGCGATGCTGCGTCCGCTTATGCCGAGTCGGGCATGGTAGAGAGCATCGACATGGCGATGGAAGGCCACGACGCCGAAATCAACTCTCTGCTTCGCGCCCACTGGCAGACGGTATTCGAGACTTTCGGCAACCGGATTCTTGATGCGGTCAAATCCTCTGGCATGATGCTGGACACAAAACAGGACTCCTTGTTCGAGCGCCTGACCCTCGAATGGATTGATTCACATGCGGCCGAGGAAGTAGTCGGCATCGTCACCACTACGAAGCAGCAGATTATTTCCGCCATATCTAAGGGACAGGCCGAAGGTCTAGGCGTTCCTGCCATCGCTAAATTGATCCGTGAGAAGTCTGGTATTACGTCGAAGCTCAGGGCCAACCTGATAGCGCGGACGGAAACCCATGCTGCCGCAGTAGCTGGAGCCGACGAAGCCGCCCGCGCGACAGGGCTTGCCGACCTACAGCGCGAATGGATGGCTGTTACAAACGAACCGGGTGAGGGCAGGACAAGAGACAGCCATTTAGCTGCCGACGGTCAGCGCCGCAAAATGGGCGAAGAGTTTGATGTGGGCGGCGTGGCCCTGATCCGGCCCGGCGACCCGAGCGCTAACGCACCCGGCGAAACGATTAATTGCCGCTGTGTTTTGGGTATTATTGCACCAGACGAGGATTGAATGTCCCAATTTCCTGCACCAGTTGAGGAATAAAATGGCTGATTTACATAGCGTAAAGATCGTATCTACCAAGCCCGGCGAAGCGACCATCGAGCTTGATGGCGCCCCGCTGAAAGGCGTTCGCAGCCTGAATGTCAATATGACCTACGAACAGGTCACCCTCGTTCAGTTCACTATCTTGTCCGATAACATAGAGGTTTCAGCCGAGGCAGCAGAGGTCTTACGGCCAGACGAGGAATAGGAAATGCCATACCGCACGGGAGACACAAACGTCGAGAGATTGAACGGGGACAAAGCCGGTATCGGGACAACATCGGCTTACGTCGATGAAATTTGGGAACGGCGCGACAGGGGCGCTGACCACGAGAACACACTCCGCGCCCAATCGTTTGCCCGCAAGCGTGAAGTGATGCACGGACACGAGGCCGCGCTGGAAAGGCTGAATCGGCAGCACTAGCGTTTAGCGCCGAATTGTGGTTTTATAGGGCGCGCAAAGGAGAATGAACATGGATAAAGAACCCCAGGATGATCTTGAACGCTTCGGCGCTGGCGCACCCATGCTTAAAGCCTTTGCCGCAGAATCTGGGTTGCAGCTCGTCGATATTCGGAAGGCCGACGACGGGACTCAGGAAGGCATCATTGAGGGCCACGCCTCGACCTTCGGCAACACAGACCTGACCGGCGACATTATCCTGCCCGGCGCGTTCGCCGCCTCGATCAAGAAGAAGGGCACCAAGGGCATCAAGTTCCTGCTCGATCACGATTGGCAGAAGCGCCTGGGCATCTTCGAGGAAATCAAAGAGGACAAGAAAGGCCTATTTGTCCGGGGCATTATCAACCTGGAAAAAGAAATGGGCCGCGATGCGTTCTCCGACGCCAAGATAGGCAGTCTGGATTCCTTCTCAATCGGTTTCCGAATCGAGAGCCATAAGCGCGATACAGAATGGGATCCAACCCAAGAAGTACGGACTTTGAAAAAGATTGATCTTTGGGAAGCGAGCCTGGTTACTTTCCCGGCAAACCCCAAAGCGAGAATCCAAAGGGTGAAGGCGCTGCTTGACGCAGGCGACTATCCTGATATAAGAGAATTCGAACGGATGCTCACGCGCGAGGCTGGGTTCTCCCGTTCCGTGGCCCTCGACATTATTAATCAGGGCTACAAACACGCACTCGCTACGCGGGACGCTGGCGGAGGTGGCGATGAACTGGCCGCAATTATGGACGACGCGGCTAAAATCTTCACACCCTAGCGAAAAGGAATCTCGCTATGCCCGAAATGATTGATCTGGAAAAGCAGGTTAAAGACGGCTTCGAAGCAGTGAAGACCGGCTTTGAGGCTTTCAAGGAAGCCAACGACAAGCGTCTCGACGAAATCGAAGCGAAGGGTGCTGCTGACCCCGTGACGGTCGAAAAGCTGGAAAAGATTGAAAAGTCTTTGTCCGGTTACGAAGACCTGAACCAGCAGCTCGTCAAGTCGCAGGAAGGCCAGAAGAACACCGACGAGCAGCTTGCCGCCGCCACCAAGGCAATCGAGGCCCTGGAAGTTGCGATCAAGCGTCACAAGCCCGCTGACGGCGACGAGGACCAAATCTCGCAGCACGTCAAGGATTTCGGCAATTATCTGCGGGCGGCCACCGAAGCTGATATGGACCCCGAGGCGCTCGCGCGCTGCAAGGCCCTCCATACCGACCTGAAGGCCAAGGGTCTGATCACCACTGACGACACCTCGGGCGGCTACTATGTGGCACCCCCGGAAGTCGAAGCCGGTATTCTGAAAACGGTTATCGAAACCAGCCCCGTTCGTTCGGTCACCCGTGTCACCCAAATTGGCACCCGTGAACTGATCCTTCCGAAGCGCACCGGCACGTTCGCCGCTTCCCGCGTTTCCGAAGTCGGGACTCGTTCCGAATCCACCGGATACACCACGGGCGAAGTCGTGATCAACGCTCCCGAAATGTATGCCGACTTCCGCATCAGCAACGCGATGCTCGAAGACTCGGCCTACAACCTCGAAGCCGAAGCCGGCCTGGAGTTCGCCGAGCAGTTCGCCGTCAAGGAGGGCTCCGAGTTTGTGACCGGCGCCGCCACCGACACGATGGAAGGCATCACGATCAATCCGACGATCATCGCCGCCTACGTCGCTTCCGGTGCGGCCAGTGCCATCAACTCTGGCGACGGCATCATCGACCTGTACCATGACTTAAAAACCGTCTATGCCAAGATGGCCGTGTTCATCCTGAACCGGACCACTCTGGGCGTCGTTCGGAAGCTCAAGGATGGTGCGGGCCGCTATCTCTGGCAACCCGGCCTCATGGCTGGTGTCCCCGCCGAATTGCTGGGTCGTCCCTATGTCGAGTTCCCCGACATGCCCGACGTTTCGGCCGGCACGTACCCCATCGGCTTTGGCGACTTCATGAAGGGCTATCGCATGGTTGACCGCGTTAACATGTCAATCCTGCGCGATCCGTTCACCGTTGCCGCCACTGGTCAGATCAAGTTCCTCGCTCGTCGGCGTGTCGGCGGCAAGGTGATCCAGGCCGAAGCCATCAAGCTGCTTAAAGTGGCAGCCAGCTAAGGAGGGCCTAAGCTATGCGCGATCTGCACAATAATCTGAAAGTCAAAACGCTGTTGGCTATGACGGCCATCACGGCTGACACAGATACCGATTCCGTTGATATTCTTGGATTCGATGCGCTGGAGTTGCTCGTCAGCTTTGGCACAGCGGCCAACACCCTGAGCGGTTCGGTCATGTGGCAAGTGGTCGTGGAAGAGTCCGATGACGACTCCACCTTCACCCCCGTCACCGAAGCAAACGATTTGCTGTTCACAGCCAGCCCGCTTGCCTCAACGCCAGCCGCCACGACCGGCATCGTCGCTACTTTCGACGCCGACGCCGAAGAGGACTCGGTTGTCCATGTCGGTTATGTCGGATCGAAGAGGTATGTCCGCATCTTGCTGGAAGAAACCGGAGATACGGGCGACTCGATCTTCTCGGTCGTTGCTGTTCGTGGCCATCCCAAGGATGCCCCGGGACTCGATGTGGCTGCGGACATCAATCTTTAGCCTGAACGGGTAGGGGTGGCTCTGGCCACCCCATCCTGACAAGGAGAACGACATGAAGAAAATCCTTGGTTTCCTGGCTGGCTTCGCGGTCCTTGCCTTCATCGGCTTGGCAGTTGCCCAGAACACCTCCAACTATATGGAGCAGGGCGGCACCAAGTGGGTCGTCGGCGGGGAGCTGGACATTGCTTCCGGTGGGACTTTCAAGATCGGGAGCACAGCGGTTTCGTCCACTGCGGCGGAGCTTGACCAGTGTAATGTCGAGACTCATTTCTCGGATATCGGGACGGCCTCGTCTGCCTATGCGACCAGCCCATGCACCGGAACGCTGTCGAAGGTTTATGTGATTATCTGGGGTACACTTGCAAACGGTACCGCTGATATGTCCGTATACGCCAATGGCATTCTGGTTTCCCCGGCCTCGTTCCTGATTGCCTCTGGATCGACCGCCGAAACAATCGATGCCTACACGCGAACTGCTGGTGGTGTGATTACTGCCGGTCAAGCACTCAGAATTACCTCAGACGGTGGTGGCGATTCGACGGTTGCCGCGACGGTGACATTCGTAATCGACAGATAAACAATGCCCCTGTTCGTTCAACTGACAGCCGGGAGTCTAGCGATTCTCGGCTGCCTTCTTACCTACGCCGGGACGATCTTTCCCGGAGCCCCTAAATGGGTTGTCCTTGTCGCCTTGGCTTTCGTCGGAATCCTCTGCTGGAAGCGGCAGGCCACGACGACCCTCTCGTCCTTCCTGATAATCCTGTTGTTTACATGGCTGTGGATCACTGGCTGGTGGGCAGTTGACCCCGGAGCCCATACCCTGGCCGCCCTCCGAATGACTGTGCTTGTGGCCATCGCTATCAGCGTGACCAAGGCACCGAAACAAGTGGTCAGACTGATTCCCATTGTGGCCGCGATCTCCACAGCAGGGGCGCTCGTCCTTGTCGTCATACTCAAGGTGTCTTACGGCGGATTCGGAAACCAGAACGCGGTTGCGTCCTTCCTGATCCTGTCCGGCCTGCTTTCGTTGGGGTGCAAGGGATCATGGAAAAAGCTGGCTGTTTCTTCCATAGTCGTCGCGGTTTTTTATCTGGTGTTCGAAAACCGATCCATCCTCGAATTTGCCGTATTGGGTTTCGTTGCCGTTGTCATGGCCGCCTCGCAGATCAAGAGCTACCGCACGGCGCTGTATTTCGGGTTGATGCTTGGAGCCGTTCTATGGGTGATCGCGTTTGATCTCGGCCATATATCCACCAGCTTCTCGGCCCGGCTCGAAATCTGGCGCGATGCTTTCCAACTGATCGCGGTTTCTCCGTGGATCGGGAACGGCCTGGGCGGGTTCAATTATCTACATGGTGATGTACAGACAACCGAAATCGGCCGCACCATATTAAGATCACCCTTTATGATGCCCGGCTCTGTCCATAATGATCTGCTCCAGCTAATCATCGAAGGCGGTTTGATCGGCTTTGCCATATCGCTGGCCCTGATTGCCTCGCTCTGGAAGCGCAGCGGAAATGCAGGCATTCACGTTTGCTTAACCCTGTTGGCTGGCCTAGCCCTCGTGCTGGGCGACTTCCCCCTACAGAACCCGGATACGGGTCTGATGATAGCTCTGGCGGTAGGGTTGGCAGCGCGGTCGGAACGAACCCACATCAGCCGACTTACAATAGTTGAGGCTGGTATTTTAGGCGCGCTTTTGGTCGTCGCGGCTTATGAACTGACTGCATCGTGGAAAGCTGAAATGATGTTCTCCGATTCGGTTATGATCAATTCCAAGCACCCACCGCTGGCCCTAACGCTGTCGCGCAAAGCTCTACAGATACAGCCGCGCGAAGCCTATATCCGCCGGTTCGCGGCGGTGCAATTGGCAAGCGCAGCCAACTGGTGCGAGCATAACCCGAAATGCGAGGCGACGATTCCTTTCCAGGCGGCAGATGAAATCTACAGGGTCGCCCAGACAGCGGGTCCGGGCTTCGTCGGGTTGCTTGTTTCCAGGGCTCAATATCTGTTAAACTCCGACCGCTGGGACGAGCCTGAACTGGACGAAATTATCGTGCGCTTGGAGTCGTCCTTCCCGCTTTACACCGAAACGTGGATCATCAAAGCGTGGCAAGCCAGGAACAGGATGCAGGGCGGTCCCCTGATTAAAGCGTTGGAACAGCTTTCGGAAATGGGCCTGTCTCGCCACAACAAAGTCAACTTGCGTCGGCTGCTTGCAACGATCACAATCACGCCGAATCCCCTCGCCGGTAAATTGGAGGACTGAGCCATGTTTGATACAATCACGCTTCTCGACCTTGATATCACCGCGGCAGTCAGTGCGACCGCAGTAGCCGGCGACAACACCTTATACGCCATGCAGGGGCTCGCCCTCGAAGCCAGCTTTGATTCCGGCACGGGCGGGACATCGGCCAAAGCCTACGTCCAGACCAGCCTGGACCAGGGCGTGACATGGATCGATATAGCGTGCTTCGCCTTTACGACGAGCGATGCAGTGAGCGTCGGAAACCTGAGCGCACGGACGCCCGTGACCACCCTGTTCGCGCCCGCTGATGGTGCTCTTGCTGATAACTCTGTGAAGGATGGCGTTCTTGGCGACAGGCTGCGCGTCAAGTATGTGACCGTCGGAACCTACACGGCGGCCAATCTCAAAATCTATGCGACACCCAAACCCTAACTGGAGAAAATCTATGGACCGCAAGACAGTAAAAATGCTGATCGACCAGCGCGGCAGCGAAGACGGATTCAATATCCATATGTTCCAGAAGGGCAAGGCTTATGACATGGAATTGTCGCTGGCCGACGCCTTTATCACCGAGGGCTGGGCAGAGCAACTGCTTGCCGACAAGCCCAAGAAAAAAACCACCAAGAAAGCCGTGCGCGGCGCACCGGAAAACAAGATGCTCGACGGCGCGCCGGACAACAAGGAAAAACCCTATGTCGTGGGCGATACCGGCCCGGAAAACTTTAATCCCGATGCTGGCGAGGACGGCGGGGAAGTCGATCCAGAAGGCGAGGACACCGATCCCGAAGGTGACCCCCCCCCCGTCATTATGGACGACTACCCGCCCCTGTCCTACGCCAAGCACACCGCCTTTGGGCGCTGGTACATTCACAGTCAGGATGGTGCAAAGCTGTCCGGCCCACACTCGAAAGCCGACGTTATCGAAAAGGGCTTTGAGACTT